CAAACAGAAGGCTACATCAAAGCGCATCTTGTTTATGCCGATGGGCAGCAGGACATCTTTACAGATAAAGCCATTGATGAAATCTACAAATATTCATCCGGCGCGTTTCGTGCCGTTAACAAAGTCTGTATGCACAGCTTACTGAGTGCGGCGCAACGAAACAAAAAGCTTATTGATGAGCATTTGATTCATCTCGTCATTGAGAGTGAACTTCCATAACGACCTAAAAATTGGTATCTGCCGAGAGATGCCAATTTTTAGATCGTTATGCGGCAAAAATGCCGGGCAGATTTTGGCACATGTCGCGAGCAAGGCAAGGACAAAAATAGCGAGCAGCTACACTATATCAAAAACTTCTAATGGAATTAGATTTGAATTATATGATTCCTTATTTGCATATACACATACATTCCCTCGAAAAGAATAGTTGTTAATATCTTCTATTTTAGTTTTAATGATTTGTGGATTTTGAATATTTATATATGCTGCGTCTAAACTAACGCCTTGAATTGTTGTTATTTTACATTGAATTGCCAAATTAACCACTCCTTTATCATAAACCTGTTACATCAATTACTAAAAAATCGTATCTATCCTTAAAAATCAAACCGCTGCCTAAACCCTGATATTCATTGAAGTTTGAATAAATTATTCCTGTATCAACAGTTGTTGAAGCAAATGTCCAATATTGTTGATATTCTCTAGTGTCTTGCCCAACTGTTGCGGGAAACCTATCCCAATAATATGTGCTTTGGGAAGGTATAACAGCAGTAGTTATTGCACTACCGACTGCAACATTTTTTAATATTCGTGGCGTTTTTATGGTTTGACTATTTCCAGCCACATTCCAATCTGAAATAATAGGTGTATAGTCTGTTGCAATAGTAGTAGTTCCACTGTACATACCTAATACTTTCATATATTTGGCGTTGTCAGAAAAAACTAAACTTCCTGCTGAATTGTAAACTTCAAAGTATGCACCTGTTTTTGTAACTGGAAAACCATATTTGTATACAGTGACAATTGCCCCTGCTTCTGCATAAACGTCAACCCAATCAGTATTGTTTGTTGTGTTTTTTGAAATTGTTACCCTTTGAACACGTTTTCCATTAGTACATCTAAAAGCAAGCATCTTTGTATCTGTGAAGGGTACAACACTGGAATATGCAGAACAAATAAAAGGACTATTAGCACTGCCCACGCTAATAGTCTCTTTTCCAAGATATTGCAAATTTCTAAAACTATCTGTTATTTGCAAAAAACCATTTGTGTTATATACTTCTAATCCTGCACTCATAGTTAAAATACTCCATATCTAAAAGTTTGTGCAGTTTTTACGCCATAACTGCTAAATGTCCAAGTAATGGTTTGACCACTAATTGTTATTGTGCAAATTGCATTAAATGGATTTTCTTCAGTGACCTGAAAAAACCAAGGTGTACCACTTGTAAGATTTGCATCTGTAATACTACCATTTGCAGTAGTGGTAGTAAATTCTCCTAAAATTCTTGTTAATCTGTCTGTCACATCCAATACCAAAGCACCTGCACTATCAAAACATTGTAATCCTTGTGCCATATTACCAAACCCCCAAACGTACCCTAAGAACGTTATTTGCATCATAAACTCTTATCAAGTTATTCACTATTTCTGTTCGTGCTCCACTGGTTGAACCAATCTGCAATTTGTCGGCAGTAACAGAATTTGTTGCAATTACACCACCATTGATTTGTGTTGTTCCTGTTTTTTTCCAGGCAGTTAATTGATTATTTGCAGTTGTAGCATTTGTATTTGCTGTGTTAGCAGTTGTTTGGGCAGTACTTGCATTAGTAACAGCAGTATTTGCTGTTGCTTCTGTGGCAGTTGCAATCGCATTCAACAAATTAGTTCTTGCGTCATAGTACGCTTTAAAATTTGCTCTGTAAGTAGTTCCAACTATTGCTGAAGTGGTAGTTAAACTTGTTAGCAGTGGTGGAACATAGGTATTTAATGCTGTATAGGCTGTTGTATAGGCAGTTTTTGTTGTTGTTATTCCCATAGCTGTTGCTTGTGCTAAATTTAATGTGTATTCAGAACCAATAATACTCCAAGTTTGTTGAAGTGATTGTTTTTCTATTGGAGTCAGTTTTGAATCGTTCGACATATCTGCTAATAGTGCATTTGCAGTTGCTGCATTTGTAACGCCTAAATTTGCTTGGGTCTGGGCAGTTGCTGCTGCTGTCACAGCATTGTTTGCTGTTGTTTGTGCTATACTTGCATTTGTAACTGCTTGATTTGCTGTGGCTTCAGTAGCTGTTGAAATTGAATTTAATAAATTTACTTTTGCATCATAATATGATTTAAAAGTACTTCTAAATGTCGTTCCAACAATTGCACTTGTAGTTGTAAGACTTGCTAATAATGGAGTTATATAAGTATTTAATGCATTGTAAGCTGTAGTATATGCTGTTGTTGATACTGCCATAGCTGTTCCCAAAGTAAGATTTAAGCTATATTCAGATTTAATTGCATCCCATTCTTTTTGGACTGTATGTTTTTCTAGTGAAGTTAGTTTGTTATCGTCCGCTAAATCAGCTAGTAAGGAATTTGCAGTATTAGCAGTTGTTTGGGCAGTAGCAGTTAATTTCGCCATATCAGCAAGTATAGTTGTTCCAATAGTTACGTCATTGATTTTGTCACCTACAACATAGAAAGAAGTATCTAGAACCATAGGTAGTGTTGGGGTTTTTAGACTAGTGTAAAATAAAACACCATTTTTGTAATATTTAACTTGGTTATTTTCAACCGCAACTCTTAATTTATCTCCAAGAACAGTTGGGACAAGCGTGGTTAATTTACTAAGACCGTCTTCGTAAACATTAAGAGAACTGCCTGTCTGGTATATTGCATAGTCAATACTAGTATAACTAGCATTTACCCAGGAACTACTTAACCCAAACATAATATTTCGACCAAGTATTGCAACCGTATATTCTGCATAATTGCCATTATATAATAATCTTGTAGCACTGCAACTCGCATCCCAAGTGGAAGCAGTACCAGCAGTTTTGGAAATATCGTTCCCTGAAACAGTTACATTTGTTACGTGATTAAAAACTAAAGGATTAACTTGATCGATGTAACTGTTATAGACCGCTAATTGTGTTGTTTTTGTGTCTGCTGTTGCTTGTGCTGTGTTCGCCAATGTCTTTGCATTTAATGCTATTGCATTTAGTAAATTTGTTCTTGCATCATAATAAGCTTTAAAATTTGAATTGAATGTTGCTCTTACAATAGTACTTGTTGTTGTAAGGCTTGTTAACAATGGCGTAATGTAAGTATTTAATGCTGTATATGCTGTTGTATATGCAGTTTTTGTTGTAGTGATTCCAAATGTAGTTGCTTGTGCAAGGTTTAGAGTGTATTCAGAAACAATACTATCCCAAGTTTGTTTTATAGTAACCTTTTCATTTGCTGTTAGTTTAGCATCTGAAGCAATGTCTGCTAACAATGCATTTGCAGTACCTGCGTTTGTAACAGCTGTATTTGCTGTATTTTGTGCTGTTAGGGCATTAGCCTTTGCTACATCTGCTGTGCTTTGTGCTGTAGCAGCATTTGTAACAGCAGTATTAGCTGTACTTTGTGCAGTTGCTGCATTTGTTACAGCAGTATTAGCTGTTGTTTGGGCAGTAGTGATTAATCCTGCTGTATTTGTATCAAAATTGGAAATAGTAATACTACCTGTTGCCATTTTATTCGCTGTGATTGAACCTGCACTAATCATTTTGCCGACAATTACATTGTCGTCAATCACCGTATCACCAGCAATATGAACTAGTTTGCTTTTCAGACTAATTGTTTCAGGGCAAATATTTATTTGGCTAATAAGATTTGCTTTTGTTGCTCTCAGTTGAATATCTGCATTTGCTTGTGCTATAGCAGTAGTTGTGGTTGTATTAACTCCATCCTGTGCTGTTTTGTTCGCTGTTACAATACTTGTTATACTGTCGGTTGTTTGTGTAATTTGACTAATTGAATAATCAATATCCTCTGGTGCAGGTGTCCAGTCAGTTGCTATATTGCCTTTTTCCAATTTTAAATAAGCAATATTAAATACACAAGTTTGTGTTGTACCAAAATATACATATGGTTTGAATGAATCTGCATCACTTGTTAATTTAAAAGTTACCGATAATAATTTATATTTCCCAACATCAGCAGTAGTGTATGAAGTATTGTGTTTTAATACAGAACATTTACTTTGACTAACATTATTTAATCCTGCCCAAAAATGAGTTGGAGTAATTGTGCTTCCTGTGAAAGCCACTGAAGATTTTAACATTATAGAATAAGTGTACTCTACGTTGTTTTCTAATTTATACCAGTTACCAACAATTCCTCCTCCAACAGTCGTTTTAATAGTATTAAAACCTCTATATTTTTCAACTGTGTCAACAACAAGCCCTCCACTATTATCAAACCAGTTTGTGATAGTAGAGCCAAAATTACCACTTGTTCGAAACAAATTGCTTCCACCAATAGAAATATTACTAACAGTTGAACTAATTGCATCTGCCGTTTGTTTCAATTGACTTATTGCTGAATATTGTCCAACTGCATCAGGTGCAGAATTTAATTTTGCAACAGTTGCAGTAATATTATTATTAGTAACAGTCAAATCTGCAACATTTGCTTTTGTTGCAACAGTTGTATTAATTGCATCCGTAGTCTGCTTGATTTTACTAAAAGCAGTATAAGTTGGTGGAGTCGTTCCATATGGGTCTTTGTTCAATTCAGCAATGGTAGTAGTTAAACTATTTGCTGTTTGTGTTATATTACTGTTTGCTGTAGTTATTTTATTATCAGCATCTGTTTTGTTTGCTGTAACAGTAGCACTTATAGTATCTGCTGTTTGTTTTAAAGTAGAAATTGCTGTATATTGACCTGTTGAATTTGGAGTAGAATTTAGTTTAGCCACCATTGCAGTTATGTTATTGTTCGTAATCGTTAAATCTGAAACATTTGCTTTTGTGGCAACAGTAGCACTTATAGTGTCTGTTGTCTGTTTAATTTTTGTAAAAGCAGTATAAGTTGGTGGAGTTGTGCCAAATGGGTCTTTATTTAATTCGGCAACAGTTGTACTAATTGCATTTGCATTTTGTGTTATATTACTGTTTGCTGTAGTTATTTTCCCATCAGCATCAGTTTTATTAGCCGAAACTGTTGCACTTATAGTATCAGCAGTTTGTTTTAAAGTGGAAATGGAAGTATATTGTCCAACTGCATTTGGTGCAGAATTTAACTTTGCAACCATATTAGTAATACTATTATTTGTAATTGTCAAATCACTAATATTTGCTTTATTCGCAACAGTTAAACTTATAGAATCCGCTGTTTGCTTCAGTGTAGAAATGGAAGTATATTGTCCAACTGCATCAGGGGCAGAATTTAGTTTACCAACCATACTTGTAATTGAACTAGCATTTTGTGTTATCAATGATCTATTATCTGCATCAGCCTGGACTAAAGTATTCTGTGTTGTTGTAAATTCTGTATGACTAACCTTTGCATTATCCAATGCTGTCATACTTGTATTTATTGTATCAATTTTTCCTTGTAAATCAATTTGCAGATTAGGAATTGTTGTGTTTGTTACATTTGAAATATTGGTATTGATAGTTGTAATATCTGTATTGATACCAGCAATATTGGTATTTATATTTATTATATCTGTATTTATACCATCAATAGCGGTATTAAGTGTGGTTGTATCAACAGACACATTTGCTTTTGCTATAGCATTTTTAATCACAGTATCCATTTTTTCCAAAGATATTGATTCTGCTTCTAATAATGCAGGGTCTATTGTTGCTTTAACTATTTTTTGAATTGTTGCAGATTTTTCACCTTCGCCAAAAATATCTACATATGCAATTTGAATATCAAATATTCCACCTGTGGTTTTATATGTGTAACTATTATTAGCACTAAAATATATCTTATCGCCTGTTCCATCGTTAATATGGAAATTAACACCCAAGCAGTAATTTGGTATTGTATCACAAGTAATAACTATACCTTGGAAAATATCTTTTATTTCTATATTGGTTGGTGCAAAAGGAGCAGGTTTACTATAGTTATAAATTAATGGTTCTGAATAAATGTTATTTTTGTTGTGGGCATATAAAAACACCTGACCACTTCTAGTAGCAGGTGTAAATGTAGCTGTATTTGTACTTGTTTTTATATATAATCCAACTGTATTACCTACGTTTATATCTGCTCTAAGTTCCCAATAATCTATATTTGGTTCTTGTGTATCCCAAACCCAATAACCTTTATCCGTGAATGTAACAGACATATTGCTTGGTATTTCTGGTGTTAGCATATTACCAAGAATTATAAGTGGTGCTGAAACAACTCCGCTTGAAATCGCTACACCTCTTACAGTTTTTACTTTTACATAGTAAGTTGTACCAACAACTACATTTTCTATAGTGGCAACCATATCTGCCGTTGTTTTAAGATACTTCCAGTTTGCATTATCAACAGAATAATAAACTAAAAAATTATCTATTTTTGCATCTCTATCTAGATTCCAAGTTGCAGATAATTGGGAAACAGTTACACCATCAGTTGTTATATAGCTTTCCTCAGCTGCTTGCAAATTGATAACTTCAGGTATTTCAATAATCGGTGGTGTGTAATCAATAATAGGATAATTTAGATCTCCTGTATAAACACCTTCACAGTATTCTGCCAAACTGAGCTTGCAGGTTAGGTCCCCTGACTTTTCTATTCCCACCACTCGAAACGGCTTGACAGCTTTGTCGGCTTCCCCAAACATGTAATTATCGTACTGTGCCGGGATAACGGCAAACGGTTGAGTTACTGTTAATACGTTCGTCTCAGTGTCTGCACTAACCGGGACAGTGCTTCTTTTTACAATCACATCACTAACGGACAGGGTAATTATAATCTGATATGATTGTCCAGCCGTTAATGTTACTGTTTTATCCAATGTGACCGTGCTGGTATCAGCCGCCACAATACGCCCAGACGCAATTCCCATTTGGGAAACTGTATGGTTTAGTCCAACAATATCCCCATACTGGCAGACCATCGCGTCAATATCGGTGCCGATATCTACGAACTGTGTTATTAACAAGTTGTTTGCCAGCGTGTATACACCTTCGCGGTACGCCTGTGATTTACGTTTCACGCCAAATAATTGCAGCTGTGCAGGGTTGTCCTGTGCCGCCATCTGTGAGGCCCATTTTGAAGATCTGACCATGAATTGAGTATTTACAAAGTCGTTATCGGTATCAGAAAAAACAACTTCAACTGCTGTGGCTCGGTCATCTATGCCGGAGAATGTTCCCTGCAGGCTCGACATTGTTGTCCGGCCCTCACCGAATACCTGTGTCATAGTCCCGGGTTTGTCACAAACGATACCAATATTATTACCACGGGGCATTATGGTAGCATGGCCGACATTCGCGGCTTGCTGCGCTGCGTCATATCGTTTTTGAGCAGTGTCAAAAAATGCGTCAAACTCAAAACGTTTTTCATATGTCGTTCCATCCGTTCCCAGTACCAGCTCGTCAGCATAGGCCGCGCATTCCACCCATTCCCCCCAGTACGGATCAAGTCGGGTATGGGCCACGCCAAATACTGTGTATTCATACAAACCAGTGTTAATATTCTTGAGATATCTGCACTGGTGATAAATATCGTAGGCTGCCCATATCGGATTATTTGCGGCCCTGGTTTCGTATGCTGATGTTTCAGGATTCCAAACGTAAACGGTATTGCGTTTTTGCCGCCAAGTAAAATCTGGCATACCGCTCGATAACTGGCTGGTGGCTAAAATTCGAACCCCGACCAGTACTTTGTTAGGTCGGGAAAAGTCATCATAAATTATGCTAGTAAGTTGCGTCCAGTAGCACGTCGTACAGTCCATAGTCGATGTTGTAGCGGCTGACCTAGCAGTAATCTTTGCGCGCACTTCGTATTTACCAGCAGTTAGATTATCAATCTTAAACGATCGTCTTACTGCCGTGTTTTGCGATGCTGAAATTATTGAATTATTGGCAACCACGATTTTATACGTACCCCTTTTGTTAGGAGCAGTAAATTTTATTCTCCCATTATCAACTATTGCCCCTCCAGTAGTAGGTAATTGTACACCAGATACTGAGCCTTTTACTATTACCGTATTAGTGCCAGTACCAAAATTCATTACACTTATAGTCCATGTTTCTATAGGTGCAGTGGGATAACACGTTGCCCCCGCTATTGATGTAGATGCAATATGCGAACCGCTACCGAACCAGTTAGTCCACGCAGTATCGCCCTGTAAGCGATACTCAACTGCAAGCGTTACAGATGCACTTTCTAATTTCCCTTTTTTATTTAGGTGGTATAACCCGTTAGGGAACTCAAGAGTAATTTGCAACCCTTCTGCGTTGCTACCGTCAATTAATTGCGTAGCCCATGTAGACTCCGACAGCTCATATGAAAGTTCTTGGTTGTTAGTTGTGTCCCCGAAGTTCGGAATTACTTCTTGATCATTCGTACCGTACCGAATTTCGTATGACACGTCCGTATAGTTCGCTATTGGGTTCCCGCCGATTTGAATATCAGTAATTTCGTCAATCGGCCCCATACCACCACAAAGCAAAACATTTAAATACTGCTTATCGTTTACGGTATCAATATGAGTTTCTATTATTTGGGGTGCCGGGATGCATTCGCCATAAGTTACACCAATGATATTTCCCTCGCCTGACAGAGGTGATGGTGTATTCCAGCCGTATGTCTGGGATGATCCCTCGGAACTAAGACTATTTGCTTTGGTGCCAAACATAGTATTAATTAGCTTACCGCCTATTACCATTACTGCACCGGCTGCTAGATACGATGTTAAACCAACTTTACCAGCGGTCCATAACCCGCCAGAAATATTGCTCGTATAGACACTCAGCACAATCATTGCAATCATGCCTAGTATTTTTTTTAATCCAGATCCGACATGTGGCATAATAACAATTTGATCGCCGTCAGACGGATATGTCAGTTCGGGCTGTTCGACAAAATTGCTGTTTAGTATGTAGTCAATATCTGGCTCGTCAATGTATTCCGTTAGCCGTTTCCCAGGAACAAAAATAGCCTGCTCAGACTCCCGGCAGGTTAGATTAAATGGATTTTTGATTTTTACGATTTCAATTATAGGGATCACCCCTTTGGTACGTAATAGCCTATGATTTTGTTTTTCCACCCAGGATCGTAAGTTCGCGTAATGCATACACCACTGGCTGAATAGGCGTGGATAAACTTACCAGAACCAATATAAACACCGACATGGTTAGCCCATGATCCGCAAGCAAGACGGATAACTACCAAGCACGGGACCGGCAAGGGGGCGGTAACTTCGAGCCATTCGCATTCTGATTCGATCATTTGCTGGCCTATCTTAGCGGTATCCATTGCAGATATATGATAGTCAGGTAATGTAATGCCATAGCGGCTAAACACCTCGCAGGATAAACCCCAACAGTCAATACCGGTTAAATCACGCCCACCATCCTTAAATGGAATGCCAATCAAATCATTTAAATTTATCATGCTGTCTGTATCCCTTGTTCCCCGCCAAACCTATTTCGAATCCGGCATGTACTTAGCGTATTATCACATTCAGTCAGCGTCCCCGCATACCCGCATTGAATATCTTTAAAATGATATGGACAAAAATCCCGCATATATCGCCAAAACGGAAACCGAAACGAATGGTCATTCGAGGCACCAATAACAAATGTTACCCATTCCTCATCGTATTTTGTTTCTGTGATAATAAAATCCAACTCAATTTCCGGAGTCGTATTATCCAAATGTGCTGCGTGAACAATCATAATTTTAACCGGACAATCGCAGAAACCTTTATACTGCTGGACGTAAGACTGTACCAGCCCTTCAACATTACTAACTTTCAGGTTTACTGCCGGCAGGTCTTTGCCATCCTCAGTTACCTTATCAAAATCAATCGGGAAACGCTGCCATAGGTTGCCGTTCCATAATTGATCTTGATTATCCCTTACTAACCGAATCGGCTCGTCAATGCCGTCTACAGTAATTTCAACTAGTACCAGGAAGGGTTTATCATTAGCGAGTTTATTTTTCTCTAGAATTCCGGCTGCTGACCAGACTAACATATTTTGTTAGACCTCCTCAAAGGTTATTGAGCCGCGATAACCCTCCGTGTACGGCTGCCAATCACCCTTAGCTGTAAATCGGACCACTTTTTGCACCCCGGCATAGGGTCCGTAATACGGAATAAAATAAAAACTGCCTGCGGTACCGCCAACAGCAAACCAAAAATCAATTAATTTTTTATAGTCGGCATCGGGCACCCCTCGCCAAGAATAACTCCATGTACCCGGAAGCCTGGATGCCCTGGCCCTGGTTATTTTATAGTTAGCGTCTGTCGTACTGGACACTGTGCTATCCTTAAAGTCCTCTTTATAACTTCCGGATTCAACTTCAGGAATTACTGGCTGTGGGAAATCTGTTGGAAATGTTAACATACTATCACCCCAATACTGCCTTCATGTTCCTGGAATACGTGGGACTACTGGATGCTTTATTCAGTACTGCATCTGGTGCAATATCAATAATGATTTGCCGTATTCCGTCCATTATGCCGCCGTCTGTAGCTGTTACTTTTGCGCTGGAATTATTGTTTACTGTGATACTTACGTTTCCACCGGTGCTAGGATTGCCGCCACTCACTCCCGCTGAATTATACCCGCTACTGATACTGGATAGTGGTGCGCCAGTTACTAGACCTCCGTTTTTAAAACCAGGCAGATTACCCGTTTTATTCATATAGTTAAGATTATCTACCCCAATTGAGTCTACAGCTGACGCCTGCATCATAAATTCACCGTTTGATCCCCACATTAAAATGCTATCGGAAGTACCAGTGCCAGGCCCGGTCAGTAAACCGCCGTTTGCACGTTCCACTCCTGTCCATCCATTGGATATACTTCCCGTACTAATTCCAGGCAACCAGCTCATTAAACCGCTAGTCAGATTCGCGGATAACTGCCTTGCATAAATATCAGCTATAATATCAATTACCGTGTCGCGAAACCCTACCCATGCTGATTTAGCACCGTCTACACCTTTGATAATATCTTTATAAACGCTTGTCATACCTGATCGGAATTGGCCCATTGCGTCGGCCATGATTTCCATGGATGACCGATGGGTTTCTTGCCATGTGGTGTAGTATTCTTTCATGAGAGCTGTCTGGCCAGTACGGTATTGGTCTTGTATTGCGGCTTCGGAGTTTAGAAGAGTTTGTAGTTCGGAAAAGCTATAATTAGCGTATGCTCTATCTAAATCTTCTTGGTACTTAGTACTGTCATAATGCAAATCTTTCATTTGTTGTTCAAACTCTTTTTTATGAGCCAGATTCTCAGCATCTATCTGCTTTGAAAAATTAAGCGAACCATCGTCGTTTTTTGTAACACCCTTATTAGCCAGTAGGTATTGAGTCTGACTCTCTTTATCCATACCCATAAACGCAACAGATAGTTTTTTGTATCTTTCTTCTGTTTCAGCTAGAGCATCATTATATCTGTTTTGTAAGTCTAACCGTTGTTTTTCAACACCAGTAATCCCCGCAGTAGATACTAAATCATTTAATTCACGCTGGTTTTTTGCCGCTTCAATCCAAATATCAGTTGAATTTTTTAACTGCTCCGATAAGATTTTTTTCTTTTTCTCAGCATAGATCTCATCAAGTCGGGTTAAATCCCGCTGATAATTTTCATTGACCGAAGCGGATTCATTGAGGTTTTTTAATTCATCTGACCGCCAAGAGTCAAGCTGCTCCATTTTGGTGTTGGTTAATTGCATCCACTCGCGCTCGATAGACTTGCTTGCTTGTTCAGCTTGTTTTTGAAGCTTTTCAAGTTCTTTTCCGGCATCCGACTTACCGCCACCGGATTTACTACCAGTATCAGCGCCGATCCCTGTTAGGTCTACTGGCGATGGTTTTTGTGCTTCAAAGGTTTCAACTTCCGGTAAAGTATTCGTATCTTCGTCTCGCTTAAAATCACTTGCACTATTACTAGCGCGAGTACCACTTGACTGTTCATGAAAGCTATCTGTTGTTTCGTAGTTTTCAGGTTTAACTCCATAGTTCTTTGTGTAATTGTCGTATATTACACCGCCATACTCGTATGATTTATATGCAGCGTAACCCATAATAGCAATTAATCCTAGCCATCCACCCATCAGGGCCCATACCGACCTACCCAAAGACGCAACTGCAACTTCTGCTGTCGCCATAGCACCAACCGTTTTTTCACCAGTTAAAATCGCAGCGTCACCAGTCGTCGCATGAGAAATCGCAACTCTTTCATTAGCAAGAATTACTGCTCCAGTTGATTCAGCTGCAGTAGCATTAGCCGCAACTGTTTTTTCAGCAGCTAATGTTGATGCTGCCCCAACTGTTTCAATTGATTTTACTTGCGCTGCTGACGATTCAACTACTGCTGTCATACATAATTCCGCTGATTCTATAGTCGAAGCTGTTTTAGCCGCATTCATCTCTGCGGCCGTCGCGCCAACCCTTTCTATAGAAGCTATTTGAGTAGTCGCGGATTCGGTCGCTACAGTCCCTACTTGCAGGTATGCAGTAGTCATTTTAGTTCTAATAGCTTCTGCTGCTGCTGCCGCTTCGGTCTGTATTTGTATGCTTTTTTCAGTTACTACCGTGGCATATTCTTCAGCGCTTAACCCCATGGCCTGTGCTGCTTTAACAGCATCGGCCTGCATTTTCATGTAGCCCTTATTGCTGGCCGCTACTGCCCGGGATATTGCCTTTTCTTGAACAACTGATAATTCGTCAGCGGCCAATGTCTGTGTCGCTGTACTTACCGCTGCATCTGCTGCCGCCTTAGCCCAAAATGTGCTTACTGCACTACCGGCACCGGATATTAGTTGAATACCTTTATATGCCGCCACTAATCCCATGGCATTTTCTGTGAGTTCAATTACACCGGTTTTGTTGGCAGCTAAAAATTCAGCAGTATTTTTTAATCCACTCATAATTGGTGGAAATAATTCAGAAGCTATTGGGGCTAAAGCACCGGTCAACGCCAAGCCAACCTGCGTAGATTGCAGCGATATAACGTCTAATTCCCGTTTTAAATTATGCATTTGTTGCGGGTCAAGGCCAGCTCCCGTAACTTTGGCCGCATCTTCTTTTGCCTCAGCAAGATTTTTCAACGTGCCGACCAACGCCATGCCTCGAGCACCCAGCGTATTCATAATAAATTCTTCCTGTTGGCCACTGGCAGCTGCCAAAGTGTAACCTTTACTTAAATTCTCCAGTTGCTGGTTTAATGGCAGTAATTTACCTGTGCTGTCAGTTAATGAAACGCCAGTAGCTTCTAATACAGCGCGGCATTTATCGCCTGCATCACCACTTGCGGTATAAGCCTTGTCCAGGCGCAACATAGCAGTAGAAAATGTTTGCGTATCGCTGCCGGTAAGCTTCAAAATCCGGTTTAACTCGGACGCTTCTTTTGCTGTAATACCAAACTTAGTTGATAGTTGATAAACTGACTCACCAGCGTTTACAGCACCGTCAATGATAGCACCAAGGCCAAAACCACCAGCACTGATAGCCACCAATCCAGACATTTTACCAATTACGCCTGATAGCCCTGAAGTGACACCGCTAAGCGAATCGGTAAACGCGGTAACAGGATTAGCCGAAAATGCTTTTTGAATTGCGGATTCGCTTTCAGACAGCTTTGATTTTAACCCATCGTTATTGGCACCAATTTTCACTAATAATTCTGCGATTGTACTGATTTTATTTACCTCCTTTCAAAAATAAGGCGAAGTGCGCCTTATTTTTATTCCTTCAATGCATCCTTAAACCGCTCTTGCAAATACTCTACCTCTGTTTTTTTCTTTATCTCAGGATCTTCGTTAAACCGGCTTATCTGTGCTGGCTGTATGGGGTCCTTCAGCTGTAAATTCATTAACCGGCAAACATAGTAAGCCAACGTGTCATCATTGTTTTTTCTGCGCCACTGATACCCGTCCCAAAGGTCCATCAATTCATATGGTTGCAATCTGCCGAATTGCCACGGCATTAATTCTAGCGGTCCGTAAGCAATGGGCTCAGCCCACTCCAACCACTCCACAAACGAATGGACGGTCTTGCCGTCCTCTACGCGTTTTTTTCTTCAGTTTCCTTTTGCTTGCCAAAAATACCACTAGCCAGAATTGCCCGAACAATTGGAATGGCCAATTCATCCAGTGTGCCGCCATTATCAAAATACTCATCGATTTTATCCGCGTAAAAATCGGCTGTTGCTTTTGGATTTTCATGCTGCAGACCAACAAGCAAACCAGCAAGACAGAAATGAATACCGGCGTTGCCTTTCCGAATCGTAGTATTTATCGGCACACCCATAATAAGCTCTAACTTTTCCAGCCGCTTAATATCGAAGTAAATTGTTTGGCCTTGTTCGAATAGGTCGAAAGGTATTGATTTTAGCATTATAAATTCCTCCCAAATAGGCGGCAATTAAGCCGCCTTTAATTTATGCTGTTACATTAATAGCAACCAGCGCATACCCGCCAGTTGACAGATAAACATAAAACAAATGCTCGCCCGCAGCAAGCGTGGCAAGGTAAGTGCCTTTTAAAGTAATTTGCCCTTCGGTTGTCGCCGTGAAGTTTTCAGCGGCAACAGCAGTGCCGTCAAGTTTCACACTAGTAGCAATTGACTTTTTATCGAAATAAAATATTTGGTCAGCAGCCGCTGCAATTGATACAAATACAGATTCATTACTGAGCGGACCATTGCCGTTTAACTTGCCTTTTAAAGTAGCTGCGCCGTCGTGACTAGCCTCAACAGTATAAGTCGAACTAGAACACCATCCAACACGATAGGAATTATCGGGATAGCGAACCTTAACCTTTATTTGTTTACGCTGGGCTTTAGCTATTTTTAAGGCTGTAACACCATTGTCACTACCCGGTAAAAGTGCAAGCGCATCGAAGTCAATTGACCAGCTAGTTAATCCTTGAAGTGTTGCTTTATAACCACCAGTTGTCTTTGTGGTCGCGTCAATATCGTCGCTAGACTCATCAATTGTCGCGCCTTTTTGACCGCCTAGAATACACCATGATTCAGTTGTTGCCGGTCCGACGATCGCCGCGATATAAAGCAGATAGTCTTTACCCGCTGTGGCTTCTGCTGATCCAACTGGCGTATCGGGAATAGTTAATGCAAATCGTTGTAAGTCAAACTCAAATCTATTCATTTATTCACACTCCTAATTATTTTTAGACAATAAAAAAGAACCTCAACTAAGGTCCCTGCTTTTTGTTTTGTACTCTGGCTGTAAATGTTATTACTCCGTGATACCCATATTCATCCTCGAATGACTCGAACATATCATAACTTTGATCCATAACATTAAAATTATTAGCAGATAAATCAAGTTTAACCGCACCTATAATGTGTATTATCGTGTCTGCTATCTCATTTAGTTCTAGCTCCCCGTCATATTCGGAATAAATATGAATCTGAGAAGTTATATCGGATACATCAATATCCTTACTGCCATTCGGCTTACATGTAAAGGCCCCAACCTTTATATAAGGCATATCGTCGGTTACTTTATTTACGACAGGTATGTCTTGGTAATCCTTAAGCACCTTTATCAGTGCGTTTAGGGAAGCAGCTAGCGGTATTCGTTTTATCATGGCTTCACCGCGCTATCTACGGCCTTAATCAGTCCCGGTTTTGCTTGTTCAAACGCAGGCCTCATAAATGGGTGCTCAGGTGTTCTTTTGCTCGCAGGTGTGGGGCCAGCATGCCCGTACTCAATGAGATGCGCATGGGGCGATTTTGCCTTAACAATCCCTGTATTTTTAGTGCTGTCATACTCCATTGTGATATTGGCTTTTATTTTTCCAGTTCGTATTGGCGCTCTACGCATTGATCCTTTTAACACATCACTAGTTGCAGTTCTTACAGCAGTGCGTAGTTTAGCCTGAGTTTCAGTATCGTACCTTTCCATATTTTTAAGAACTTTTTTCAGCTCAGGCGTTGCAAGATTAACGTAAAACGATTTTTTGCCCATTACTTAACCATCTCCTTGACCACTAAAAACGTTTCATTCCTACCGATGTGATATACATGGTTAACTGATAATTTATCAGAACCATATAAAACTCGCCAGCCCTTAACCACGTCCGCCCGGTACCAAATTTTAATTTCTCTAATCCCAACGCTGGCAACAGCACCAGCTACTTCTTGAGTACTAAATTTCGGCGTTTTAAACTCAGCCCATACCGTCCCAGCATCAACAAACTTATTTGCCCCTGCCGGTTTATATCCGCCTGCTCCATCAGATATTAATTCCGGTTTTTGCAGGATTATTCGTTTATCCATTTTGCCGATTTTCATGTCGTCACCTGGCTTAACCGCAGCTGCGCAACCAGTGCATTAAACGTAATGCCAATACTGTCTATGCCACCCTTAACCTCTAACAATGTTGGGTTTTCCAGTAGTACCCCACAAAATATTGTTACCAGCGTTTTATATAGGGCATTGGTATAATCTTTAGCAATACCAGTATTCAGTAAATACGCTTCGGCAGCCGCCTGGTAGCCGGTCAAGACTACATCTAAATCGGTACCGTCAACCTTCAAAAACTGTTTTAGCTCATCAAGTTCCACGTTTTATCCCTCCGATATAGAGGCATCAACACTATAAGGAACCAACACAATCTTTACTCCTGACTTTTCGTTTTCAAGGCGTACACGTTTTTCAAGTTCGTCGTATTCATAGTCCATCAATGGACGATTTACCTTAAAGACAACGACCGTTTCAGTTTTCTGAACTATGGTAGTTGCCTCGACGGTAACGATAGGTACTACTGGATCTTCGCTAGTTGTTGCAACCCGCACTCCCGGCGCTCCTTCATTAGCAACAGTTTCCTTTGCAGGATCATTTTCGTTTGCCATTTTATCACCCTTCTTTGAAACTAATTGGAGAGCGGTTAACACCGCCCCCATACATTAGTTTTTCATTTACACTGCCGCTTTCTTGGTAATCCGGAGGAAGCCGTTCTGCGCAACAACGTTGCCGCCGATAAATACGCTGCCTCTGTGGGCAATTTGGCCGGTAGAGAATTTGAAATCAGTCGAACGCTGAACATCAAGATCGCTGAATACTACCAGTTTGTAATTAGACAACGGACCGTAAGCCATGCAATATGCACCAACAGTGGTAGCTGTTGCACTAATAGCCTTGCACCCAGCACTATTGATAATAAAAGGAATACCATCAATCGTTCCGGTGTTACCATTAGTAACGATGGTATGGAATTTCTTCCCGTCAGTAGTACGAAGCTGGCTAAATGCTTTCAAGTCAGCTTTGTTCAAAATTAATACAGCTGCATCCTCAACGTTTTCGTCGCCACCATAGTTAAAAATAATGTCGTCCAGTGTGGTGTTTGTAATTGCGGCAACACCCAGATCAGTAGCAGAATCAATAGCGTCAGCCGTAGTTGAAAATATACCGGAAAGATGATTTGTTGCGCCGGTACCAACAAGGATTTCTTTGGTGATTTTTCTACGAACAGACTTAGTAATACCGGCCATGACTTCCTGCTCATAAGGAGCAGCCGGCAACTTTAATAATTCCTCTGTAGATTCACTGTAGGCAGTAACCTTGCTCTTATTAATTGCAGCATTCCCAAAGGTCGCATCAGCAGTAGCATAGGCCTCACCTTCCGCCTTATAATCGCCTTCGGGATTATCCTTTAAGTATGGTTGAGTAAATGATTCACCACCCGGCAAGTACATATAAGTTACCCTGTCAATCAGGGATGAAACCTTATTAAAACCTTGCCCAATATCAGTAGCTTGATGAGCTACCAACAGTACATTGGAACTACCAACAGTTACAGAACGCATTTCTTTTAGATCAGTGCCACGTTTTTCACGGTCTGCCAGGTCGATTTCTTCCTTGGTGCGCTTTTCGCCTTCCAGTTTAGCGCCATCAAGCGGCTTAAAACCTGTACCAGGTGTAAACTGCCGTTTTTCAGGTTCCTGAGCACCATTGACAGCTGCCGTGCGTGCTTCCTCAGGCTCATTAGGTTTTTCAGCAGCTTCTGCTTCAGCAATCATACCGCGAAGTTCAGTAATTTCACCATTAAGTGCTTCGATCTGAACTTGAATAGAACGAAGTTCAGCAACATCCTCGGATTTTTCGGATTTAATAACCAGAGCGGCGCGGGCTTCTTCTTTTGCTTTCAGTAATTTTAATAATTTATCTTTCATTCTATAGTCCTCCTAAAATTTTATTTTTGAGTTTTAATATATCAAGCGCCTTCGAGTTCTCCAACTCTTGCGACCTCGCATTCTCCAATGCAAGTTTGGCATTATCCAATGCCGCTTTGTCACGGGCGTTAATATCGGTATCGTCATAGGCTGGCCAGTTTACAGCGCTTACCTCGTAGACCTTGGAAATCTTTTTAATCTTTCGTGTCGGTGTATCAGTGTCAAGATTCTCCCAAGCATCATCCTTTACACGGAACATAAAGGACATGCCGTCAATATCGCCGCGTTCGACACTAGAATAAAGCTGTCTGGCTTCCTGGTTGTTCTCGGTGTCCAAATCAGCTTTAACTAAAAGACCAGTATTATCAACGCTTAACTGCATAGTACTGTTACCGTTATTCCGACGGCTCCTAGCCAGTGGGATCTTATCGGTGTTGTGATTTACAAAGAATAATACATCGTCAAAATCGCAACCATCAAAGGCGCCACGTTCAATAATTTCGTTATACCAGCCGCCTATTGAAGTCATGGAATTAAAAACAGCCGCATGACCTTCAAGACTTTTTGTCTCGTTTTGGTCTGTCGGCTGCACAGCTCTAAAATCTGTAACTTTAAATTTCCGAGTTAAGAACATGGATTCATCCTTTTTACTCCTTGGCATTTTTATTATCACCATCTTCTATGAAATCCTTAGCTAACGGGTAGTAAGCGCCCGGAATATTAACCCGTTCCTCAAGAAATCTGTAGTTTAATTCAATCGGAGAGATAACATTGTTATGATCGCGACAAGCGTCAATCGCTTTTTGTTCATTGTCAAAAATACCTGTAACCTTAAAAACACAATCATCCCATTCCTGTTTGCGCTCATCCCATATTCCCTTAACAAATCTTTGCACTAACCAAACTATCATTTTTTCGGTTCACCGTCCTTTTTAGCTCCCGCCTGGTTTAACTGGTACGAGTCAACAATATTTGTATTAACAAAATTTAAGCTCTGCAGCCGCCGATCACCGCCATCAAATGGCTCTATGCCAAGCAGCGTTCCTAAAATTTCATTCAATGTCATAAGACCGGTACTGGTCGCCAGATTTGCAAGTTCAATCTTATTTGCCATTGACAGATATTCCAGGCGATTGTAATAACATTTAACCCGATGCCCAACATCCTGCTCTCGCGAGGTAAATAAACACGCTGACATTCCCTGTTCAAATTCGGCGATAAAATCCTCAATACAGGTTTCGTAAAATGCCGCTGCCTGTTCACCGGTATAGTCACCGCATAATACAGCTTCTGATATGCCATAGCGCTCGCGAACAATTCCTTTTAAAAACGCCATTACCTCACTTTTTATTTCCACCGCTTTCATGTTTAGCGGCGTAAACTCACCTGCAAGGTCTGTGGCAACTATGCCTGCTTTGCTGCTAAAAACATGTTCCTCGAATTTATCCCTTGCGGCCTTAATCTTATCGGCATCAATCAGTGTTTTCGCAGTATATAGTCCAGTAATTTTTAAGCTGGCTTCAATACTTTTTGGTAATCCCTGTAGTACCTGGTCCAGCACCTTAACTGAACTTAGTAAATTCGCCGTGTCCGGACGGCCAAAATCATTACCGCCGCCAACAATAGTATTTTTACCGCGCCGCCATTTTAGGTGGATAATATCGTCGTATGGCAATATATCATAAGTGCCATCACGCCAGTAAAATTTAATCTCCCAAACATTACCGGTATCATCGGTACCGATCTCAATCTGTGTCGGGTTAAGAGGGTAAAACGCAGTATATTTGCGGTATGGACTACCTTGCATATCATAAACAATGTCATACTGTGGATAAATGAAGCAATTATGGTCCTTACGCCGCAGCCATTCACAACAAGCCAGAAAGTCTTTTGTGGTTTGTAATGGATTCGGCTTAAATCTAAAAAGCCGTGTAATATCATCGTTTTGCTGGCGAATATTGCCTGGCTTTTGCACTACGGAAACAATATCTATCTTGGAAATTTCAGTGGCTATACGGTCAATACAGTTGTTAACGAAATCACTGAGATAAACATCCTCGCCGAATTGGCTAAATATTGCCCGGCCATCGTTTAAGATGGAGGTTAATGTCTTGGATATTTTTCTATCAGTATAACGATCAAGCACGCCCTTTAGATAATTTAATATCAATGTATCACCCCCTTGCTAAGAATTCAGATTTAAACCGACTGAAAGTTGCTTGTCCAATAATAAATCCTAACGTACCATCAATACGATTTTTCGACTGTCCTTGCAGCTTAACCGGCATAATCAGCCCGAGTTTATTTACAGTGTACGATGTATTTTTCAAGCACCAGCGGTCAACCTCGTTGTTATTGTAGTTAAGTTTTTTGCTTTTCAGGTCAGATTCAACCACCCGCATCGGTCCAGACAAAGAAAGGAAGTCCATATTTATTCTTTCCAGGACTTCCTCTCCAAAATATTCTGTTACCAGTTTTTTAAAATCAAGTGCGTGCCAGTTGTCGTAACCTATTTTAAACGGCATCATTTTGTATTGTTCATATAATCCGTAAAACCATTTCACAACATAAACAGCATCCACTTCGCTGCCGGGACAAATTGTTACCAGGCCTTGCTTTGCCCATTCGCGGTAATTCTTTTTCTCGGGGTTCAGTTTGTTTTCATCTTCCAGAATAGCATCGGCTTTTTCCTCGCAAATGAAGTACATTGTCATGGTAAAAGTTCGGCCTGTTTCCTTATCATAAAATAGCGCCTTGGCATTACAGAGATCTGTTGTCTCCGCAAAATCTAAAGCACCTATATAATATTTACCTCTAAATTGTTCCGGGTCAAAGGTTGCTGGATTGTTTATATCGGCTTCGGTTAGCCAGGCCGCAGCGCTGTTTTGCTTGATATTAAAATCTTTTGCCAGCATATAACTTCTGACAGCTGTCTCTGTTTTGGCCTGTGCAACCAGGCCATCAAGGTATGACCATTTTTTCGATACTCCCAAATTGGGGTTCGATTTTACCCAAGAACTGCGATTTTGATATATTTCTTCTTCGCTATCCTGAGTGTAAAGCCACACTAACAACCTCTTATTCAGTATTTCGCCCTTTAGTACACGCCGGGCATAGGCTAAACGATTGTCTAGGTATCCATCGTCAGTAAATCCCTCCGTGGTAATCTCAAATAATATAGGTTCTAACTTAGTACTCATTGACTGCTTTATCGGCATAACTAAACTGTCGTCTTTGAGCTCGTGCACTTCATCAACTATCGCAAAGTCAACATTTTTACCCTCTTTGGCACCAGTCTTAACTGACAGTTTTTTTATTTTAGCCTTGTTTTGGCGGGAGAATTTACCCTTCTTTGACTTTTGCTTTGGGTTTCCCATAAATATTCCCTTAATGTTTTTACGGCTAACCCTTTCAAGGCTTCTGGATTCTTCCCGCATGTTGTTGATTTCGTCAAAAACTATGGATGATTGCTCATAATCGTTTGATGCACACAGGATGTTTGTGCCAGTTTCCCCACAAAAAAACTCACAGTTGCCAAGAGCGGCACACAGCGAGCTTTTTCCGTTTTTCCGACCTATTATTAAAATTACTTCTGTAAAACGCCTGAGCCATTGCTTTGCTTCTTCGTCATAAATCTTAAAAGCGTAAGTCGTTTCGATTAAAGCCTTTTGCCATAACTCCAACAAGAACGGTTTACCTGCAAAGGGCGAAATACTATGACAGCATTTGGTTTCGATAAATTTAATGCGCTTCCATGCGCTTTCTAATTCATATCTAAACTGATTGTCCAGTAGATCAGTAATTAAGTTTTCAAGGCAAAGTACTAACTCATGTCCAATAATAATTTCATCAGACTTGCACTTCTCGTAGTATTCCAGCAGATAGGACTGCGGATATTTCGTTTTTAATTCAGTTAACATGCCGCAGCCTCCTTAATTTTTATTGCCAATGATTACTCACCGGGACCACCTACCTTTATTCATTTGCTTCCTTGAGTAATTCCTCAGCATTATCATTCATGTATCTTGACACACTGATATATCCGTCAGTGTTGCTTTTTTCTGAGAATCCTCGGAATTTAACCCTTGCTGGATACATCCTTACAACTTTGTCACCATCTGTTTCCACAACTACCGCCCAACCAAAAATATGCAGTAGATTATTGATTAGCCAAAGCATTCCCGACTCTCTAAACTCCTCAATACTTTTTTCAGAAACCATTTGATTCCCTGATAACTGAGTTTTCTTTAAAGATTTATAGGACGGAATATCCTTTATAAAATAATCTTCAAATTCACCAACAGGAACAACGCAGTCTCCACATAACGGACAACATATGCCCTCTAGATCAATTCCATGAAATATTGCATTGCATTTTTCATTTAAGCATTTATAGGCTATATCTCTCATGATCTACCACCTTCTATTCAAACTCAGCCAGATCGTCTTCTTCGTCATTTACATTACGACCCAGTATCCCTGACAGCTTAGCAATATAATTCAAGTAATTAGCCCTTACCTTAACAATCATTCGACTAACCGGCAATTCTTTTTGCATAGCTGGGTTATCTGGGTTCAGCTTTATTAACCCTGTTTGCTTGATAATTTCATTCAGGCGGTTTAACTCAACTCGTAAACGGGCAACTTCCCATATCGCCCCGTCTACCAGTGCCAGTTGCTTTTCATCAACGCCGGCAAATAATGCCTTGATTCTCTCATACTCACTCGTAGTATCCACGATTTACCTCCAAGTTCCTGCGCTTTCGAAAACCATCCAGGGAAAAGTCAAAATTTTAGTGTGTATGAAAATGTTGCCCATTCCCCGGTTTCCTGGCGGCTGGTTGAAAACGCGAAGGCGGGGGGCGTCACTTAATGTACTCCTGCCACCATTTCTCGACGTACTTTATCCAGTCGCTTTTAACTGCCTGCAATGCACTCGCTCTATTAAAACATTCTTCCTTAGTTGCTTCACAGTATATGAGCTCTGCCCCAAGCTCTTTAGCAAGTCGATCACGCTCGAACTTGTGGGGATAACCACCAATAATGTACGCGTCATGCCATTCACCATATCGAGTCTTAATCATGTCTAGCATTTTATCTCTGAGAGCAAACACATTAAATCTCAGATTGTTCGGCTTGTCATATAATGACTGACCTGATATACATTCATACAGTTTATCAATGTCGAGTATCATGTCGCCATACTGTGACAACTGATTAACAAGTGTTGTCTTGCCTGATAGTGGTGAGCCATAGACTATAAATACATCGTGTCGATTATATCCATACCGCTTATGTTCAGCGTTATGGCAATCAAAGCAGATTAGTTCAATCAGTTTAGGATTAAGAGTAATATTGATATCGTTTATGTTTTGCGGCGTAAGCGTGACTGAATGGTGACCGATTAGCTTGGACGTATCAATCATGACTTTATTGCAGCGCTGGCATATCGGGCCACGCTCTAGTATTAGGTTGAACCTTAGGTCTATCCATGCCCTCGACGTATAAAGATTACGGGAAAACGATTGCGCCATGTTACCATTCCTTTAGTTTAAGTTCTCTTTCTCGTAGATTCAGCACTTCATTATCGTACACAATCTTATGTTTAACCATAATCAACCTTGCCTTTTTCTCTTGGACCTGCGTGAGTGCTTGTTCAACTTTTAGGATGTCATCGATTTTCCTGCACTCGACCTCAGTGATCTCAGTAATAACCATCTTAGCTTCTGGAATAATCACTACTTTACTGGTACCGGTCTTTTCGTCGTAAACCTCCACAGGATTCTTCTGAATCTGAAGTTCCTGTAAAATCTTACGCTCTTTTTCGGTCAGGCCATCCATTAGCCGCTGAATGCGTTCCATCATACGGCGTTCACGGATCGTAATCAACCATAACTCCTCTTCTATCTGAGCCAACATATCTGTATTGATTGTTTCACATAACGCCTTTTCCTTATCGGTAAGACAATCCATCCATATAGTTTCATAAGCACCGGTAGTGACCGCGTTCTTATTAGCTTTTGGTGCACCATGTCCAACAGAATTTTTATTTCCTTTGGGTGCTCCTCTTTTGGTAATATTACCCTTGCTTTGATTGGTAATGTTACTATTGATTTTTTCATCCCACTTATCCTGGCACTTCCACTTCCTGACCAATGTTTCAGTAACTTCAAGTTGTTTAGCAATTTCTTTAGGAGGGATAGTTTTATTACTATCCCTCCATATTTCAAAAGCCTTATCTCTTTTGGGGCTCCTTTTTGCCGCCATATTACATATCACCCACCTCCACTATAGATCATCCTTCTGGAGTTCAATATCAAGTTCGATGAGCTTCTTAAGATCATCAACACTATTGATCTCGATATTGCCCTTTTGAAAGTCGTTAACCCATTTAGCAATACCAGCTTGGACAATCTTGCGATACTTTGCTTTAGATTCTGTTATTCCTTCGATAATGGTAGCCTGATGCTGAATAAGCAAGCTATCTTTATTATTTTTCGAACATTTGTTTGTGGTTGATATTGTCAACACCCCCAACCATCTTGTAAAATGATGGTGAGATAGTAGCCATCATAATCTGTGGCCACAGTACAGCCTACTATCTCCTGCCGGGAGTGTCCGGAATGGGACGGATGTTAGCGCATCCGTCCTTTGTCATGTCAAAATTAAAACTAATATTTAGGTATTAAAGATATGTAGGAAACAGATAATATGCATAAAACATAAGGAGGAGCAAGCACATGAGTAATCAAATTATAGTATGGTCTATGTTAATTCCGCCATGGCTAACACTTTTCTTTATGAAGCGACAGGAAATTAAAAGATGGATGCCTGCAGCCTTGTTTGTAATAGTAACAACTACGATAATTCATGAAGTAGGATTCACATGGGGAATCTGGGAAACACATGAAAATACTTACCCTCTTGGTCATATGATAAGTTTTACTTATGGTGCATTACCTGTTGGAGCAATGTGGATTCTTAAATATACCTATGGACGATTTTGGTTATATGCCGCTGTTCAGTTAGTTGGTAGTGCAATTCTTGTTTTTATAGTTCAACCGTGGCTGCATGTAAGAGGGATTTTTGTATATGTTGATCAAAATAATGCCTTAGCTGGCATAGGAGCATTTTCAACAACTCTTGTGCACCTTTTATTAGTTTACCTTTACCAAATGTGGCAAGATGAAGGATTAGTTCTGCCTAAACAGAAAATTTCTCCTTCTCCTATAGGCCTACAACCTGCAGCATCAAAACCAATTTCAGATAATAAACCCGATGAATAAGAATAACCTCACCTTATTTCAACTTCATACCCTTTTGGTTTGTGAACTCTTCCCATCGCCGAACAATCACATCACAATACACCGGAGCCAGTTCCATCATGAAGCAGACCCGTTCAGTTTGCTCAGCAGCCATCAACGTACTACCAGAACCACCAAAAAAGTCGACCACACTCTCACCTGGCCGACTTGAATTCTGTATTGCCCTAGCACAAAGCCCGAGCGGTTTCATTGTTGGATGTTCACCATTTCGGAGTGGTTTTTCAAAGCGCCAAACTGTTAACAAGCCATCATCACCAGCCTGCAACACTTCAAACGATGGTACCCGTATAGTCACACTCTGAATACCTGCTGTAAAAGTAAGCAGCGCCCCATTATCGTCTTGCTGGACGACGATCGGCGCTGCCTCTTCTATGATGGTGCCTTGCTTTCGGCCACCAAAGAAACGATGCGAAGCACCAGGCTTCCACCCATAAAGAATGGGCTCGTGCTGCCACTGGTAATCCTGTCGACCAATAACGAACTGATTCTTAGCCCATATCAAACACTGCTTGAGCAACCAACCAGAATCCTGTAGCGCACCTCGGAAGTTACTCCCCTCAGTATCTGCATGGCAAACATAAATAGCCCCGCCCGGTTGAGTAATACTAAACATCGTGGTAAATGCACTCTGAAGAAAATAATTGAACTGTTCCGCCGGCATATTATCATTTTGAATGGTTAACTTATCAGCGGTCCCGCCCTCATAGGCAACATTATATGGTGGATCAGTAAAAACCATTGTTGCCAGATTCCCGCCCATTAGTTTTTGAACATCAGAGACTACTGTAGCATCACCACACATAAGTCGATGGCAACCAAGCTTCCAAATATCTCCTGGTTTTGTCACTGGCTCTTTGATTTCTGCTGCTGATAAGGCCGGATCGAAGTTATCTTCTTGGACCTCCACAGTTTTAAAGTCGGCCAACAAATTATCAATCTGCTTATCCGAAAATCCGGTTAAAGTTGTATCATATTCGCCAGCGCTCAACTCAGCTAACATGCTTGCTAATAAACTATCATCAATTTGCGATAGTTCAGCAATACGGTTATCAGCAATTAAATCCGCCCACTCCTCCGCCTCATTTGCATAATCTTGCCGATCTACTGGTACCTGACTTACGCCAAGAAGCTGTGCTGCCAGAAGTCGACCATGACCGCGCACAACAAAACCAGAGCGGTTACTAACTGTAATTGGAGCACGCCAGCCCTGGTTTTTTATTATCTTGGCCAATAATTCAATTTGTTTTTGTGGATGCTGATTAGGGTTTCGCGGGCATGGTACCAACGTTGTTATATCAGCTAGTTCATTATATACACAATGTATTTGTATTTCGCTCATTTACCTCACACCTCTAATAGCTTACATGTTCTGATTTCACCATGGCCTTAAGCGTATCCCTCAGCCCTTTAATCTGTTCTAATCGGTCAACTGCCTTAATTTCCAGTGCCTTTGCATCAATATAAGCCTGCTTTAATTGCTTAACTCCCGGATCACTGTTTGCTTTGGCGTTGATCATAGTCTGGTGATTCGCCTTAAGTCCGTACACTTCCATGGCCATTACTTTTGCCGACGATAGCGCATCATCATAAACAGCCTTAGCATTAGTTCGATTGACTTTGTATTTACTGATTATCGGCGTCAGCTTTGTTATCTCGTTCTCGGCCAACGACAATAGGTAACGATACTCTTGCAATCCCGCGTTTTCTGGTATGATTATTTCTAAAATGTCAGGCATCTTCTTCGCCTCCCCACAATGTGCAGTAGCGTCTCCTTACTGATCTCCCCACTATGCGCCTTCCTATGGCATATCCAGCATAGGCATACAGTGTTATCTTCAGTATCACCGCCATTGCTACCCCGGCTCTTGATATGGTGAACTTGCAATAAATAAGAGCTACCGCACACCTCGCAATGCCCGATAGCTCTAATCTTGTCTATGCAGTTTTTATCATGGATTCGCGGGGTTTTCGGTATTGGAGTTACCTTCATCGTAGTACCCCAGTCACCTTGCTGCCTTTCTTGCCTCTTGGCAGCGTAGGCGGGTGAACAATGGCTGTAGTTGTTGGTACTGGTTTGGGTTTTGCTTTATCGCTCATAAGCTTCGCCTCCTGTTTTTGGGCATAAGAAAAGCGCCCCGAAGGACGCTGATTATTATTTTTAAAAATCAACTTGTTTATCTAGAAATTCCTCTAAATATGGCAACTCTACTGGAGAACAAAGAAAAGTTGAGCCATTATTTCTTTGCTTAATTATAACAAATATCTCTGGATAATTATTTGAGTTTCTCCCTGGCAGACCAGAAATATAAACTTCGCCGTCGCCCTCCCAGCATGTGTGTTCCCTAAATAATTTCTTTGCTATTTCAATTTTTTGTTTCAAGATTTCCTCGCCGTCTTCAATATCACCTTTTTCTGCATCTAAAGCTTCTCTTTCGGTCATGAAACCAACAAAGTAGTCCGTTGGATTCAATGTGTAAATAAACGCTTTTTTCATTGTAAATTACCCCTTTCACCATTTTTATACCCTCTTCGGCAAAAAGGAAGTAATTTCCTGCAAGTTACAGCATAAGAAAAGCGCCCCCTTGAGGACGCTTATAACATTCTTATCGGTTTCTATATGTTTTTTTGTTCTATCAATAATTTTTTTTTAAAACAACCACAACAATGCATTAAAATGATAAGCAATAATAAATCACCGAAGACGCCCATTTGAATCTCTCCCGACTTATGTTATGTAAACTAGTTAGGGTATCATCTCTGTCTCCAATAATAGCACTTGTCAAGCATGATTTCAACTATTTTCTATTTTTCTTAGCTTAATTTTATTCCCCGAAGCCGCTAATTCGTTATTGATTTGGGTTGTTGATTTCTTTTTTGCTGGCTTCTTGCTTCCCTTGCTCTTACTGCCGCCATTAAGCTTGCTATGCACAGTGACTAGCGTTCCATGAGTCGTATCACTATTCCGATCACACGGCAGCTGCTTTTCAAACTCTTCACGAATACTCTTGCTATCGCTCTGCTCTGAATTAAACGGCCATATTTCTGTGCCGCAATCCGGGCAGCAAAGATATGCATCCTTTTTGTAATATATCATGCTAGACTGACAGCTAGGCACTGGACAAAGCATGTCCCTGGGTACAAAATTATTTCTTAAATCCATGCAATCCTTACACTTCTTATGTTCAGCATGATTAGCGCTCCAATAGATACAATTACCACAACTCTTATTCATGTGTACCCCACCCCCATATTATTAAACACCCAAAGGGCAGCTCAATAGCCGCCCTTTAACATAGCTTTCGCTTTATTTAAATTACGCCACCTGAACCGTGGTGGCCATACTCGGAATATCCGCACTATTGGCATGGTCGGCTGCACTGCCGGAATTGATTTATCTATCGGCTTGCATGCTACCTGCTTTTCTAGTTCGTCTATTAAAAAGGCTACTGCAGCCATTAGCGCTATGATGATCACAAAACATGATATTAGTAATATACTCATGCGCCCACACCCCTCCGTTTAAACAGCATACAAGCAGGCTCTTTGCCCGTCCTGAGCAGGTTTCTTTCCTCGCATCCATGCCGCTTAACCGTTTTCTTGGTTAGTTCCTTCGGATTACGTGGTTTTAGTTCTTTGCAGTCTTGGCATGTGTCCATTTATTTGACCTCCCCCGTATGAATATAATCATCAAACTATGAAATAATAATATCGGGGTGCGCAACTCCTTAGGCCGGAGCGACTGTATGAAGCAGAACTCTGGCTTTTCTATTGCCAATCAGTTACTACCCCACTCCCCCACTAATCTCCATACTCAGCTATTACATAGCCATTTCGGTCAAAATACCTTGTCCTGTACCATGGATGGCAATTATCTTTGTAGCATGTACCATCCTTTACTACATCAAGATTTAAACCAGAATTACTGCCTACAATGGTGCCCATCTTACCACAAACCTCAATTCTCATTCCCATATAGGCAAAAGGAATATCACGCATTACTTTCATTCGCTCAAACATTTCACGATCGCCATATAAGTCGCTTGGTTTAAAGCCACCAATTTTACGGCAATATTCAAGGCTATGTAAAAACTCCTTAAAATCAAGATCATAACTTAGCTCAAGGGTAAAATACCTAAAGCATTCATACTTAGCTTTGCTCGCCGTTTCGGCAATAGCTTGGTATGGCTCGTGCGTCAATCCGTTAACTTCCATCACATAGGTGTTCATTCTTACCCCGCCTCCCGTGAAAAGTACTCGTTATACTCACTAAAACAGTTTTTGTAATCGCTTAATTCATGTTCAAAACCATCTTCGATAATGTCGTTAAGTTCAATACAAACCGTACTATCCATAAGCTGTACTTCTATGCCACCCTCGGATAAATAGTCTACTCCAATCATTTTTACAAAATCATCAAGATCGCAGAAGTTGACATGTACATAGGCGATAACTTCATTTTTTCGGCAAAACAGTCCAGTCTCATTTTGCTTTAAAAAATCGTATAATTCTGCATCAACAGTCATTTCTACCCCGCCCCCAATACAATTTTAATATCCCTTACATGTCTTGCCTTGCTCTTATCAAGCACCAGTATTTCATCTTCACCCCGCCGAAGAAATAACGCCAATGCATCCCGCTTCTTAATAACGTACTGTGAAACTTGGTTTACTCCGCGTTCCCTTGCAAATCGACATGCGATGTTTATATTAAGAGTGTATGAAATCCATTCGGTTTCCCCTGGTCTATGAGCACGGTAAGCTGTTAGAAAGTATGGTAACCGGTCATACGCCGTCAACTCTGACGGTTTCATTATAGACCGCAGCCTTTGAATTCTGTTCGATGAAAACAGCCGTTTCCATAGGTTGATATCTGAATGACCACTGTATTTAACCCAAAGTGTTGAGAGGAAAAACCAATAGGCATAGTTAGTCAGTTTTTCACATACCCCTGAAAAATAGTTGATTGCTTCAGGAGTTCCTTCAAGCCTTATTATATTTTCAGCTACTGTAGCATCATAGGCATTCCAGCGGAATTTAGGTGAAATATCATTTATTGGTAACACTACCCCGCCCCTCTCTTCTTTTTTGTCCGTGCTTTGGCCGCCGCCCGCTGTCGACGGTTGCCGCCTTGAGTCGACGCACCGCCGACAGCTTTACCCTTTCAGAACGGTATCTCTTCATCCGGGAATACATCTTTGCCAAATGAATTTACATCTATATTCTCAGCCGCTCCACTAGGCGGTGTCTGTCTACGTTCCAGGAATTCGATGGACTGTGCTACGACTTCCGCAACGCGGCGCTTCTGACCATCATTGGCTTCATAAGAGCGGATCTGCAGCCGGCCATCGACCAACACCCGCTGACCCTTATTCAGGTTGTTGCCACAAGTCTCGGCTAACTTTTCCCATGCAACAATCGGGATAAAATCGACACTATTTTGACCTTGACCAGCATATCGATTAACGGCCAGGCTAAACGACGCTACTGCCTTGCCGCTTTGGGTGTATCTTACTTCTGGGTCTTGCGCTAAGCGGCCAACAAGAATAACTTTATTCATGCACTATCACCAATCTTTTCTGCATACCGGCCAAGTAGCTTATTATTGCGCTTCATAAGCTTTAACTGCTTGCGAATATCCCAACCCTGCCGCTCAAACATATCAAGCATGGTAACACTGGCCTGTATGGTATCCCATAATTCATATATGACATGCTGCGGATCATCGTCAACCATAGCTTCGAGCACCTCGCTTGATTCCTCCCTGACTTTTTCTAGTTGATTAAGCAATGTCCAGTTTTCCGGCACTGTTACCGGCTCTAGGCTTATATTCATGCTGCACCCCTCCCCGTATATCCACCAGGCCTAATCGCGCTTACTCGCCCGATTAGCACCTGCCGTTTAATCATGCCGGTCACCTGTTTCCGTGTCATGCTAAATTCTCGTTCTATGCACCACATTGGCAGTCCACGATTCCATGCTTCCAAAAGCATTTCTATCTGCCATTGTTGCCACATTAGCCGACGCTTCCTAACATTTTTTTCATATCGGCATTCCCTATCTGCCCTATTATGCTTGTTGTCAATTCGCGTATGGATTCATTTTCGACCCTATCAACATCACGCCGTCTATATGTTTCATAAATCCTGAAAAAGTGTTCCCTGTCAGTACCGGGCGAATAGCTATTGCACATATTGCGCAGCCCAATATCCCTGACCGCCTTTTCAATAGCCGGATGGCTCCAAGTAGGTGCTTTATAAATATCTAATTGCCGCCGTACTTCTCCCCATGCCTCTTCGGGAGTTGGTGGTCCGTCTTTAGGTGGCGCTAAGTTTTGCATAGCCTCTTTCAATTCAGCTATAGTCGGGAAGAATGTTTTATTCACGATAAGCTTCAAAGCTGCCGCTTGCCCTAGTTCATACGGCACAAAATGCAGGAATTGAGTATAAAGCTCAATCGTTTTTTCAGTTACTTTCGCATTTGGATAGGCAGCTATTAGAAACTCTACAACACTTATGCTTTCGTCAATCGTCAAGGCACTGCACCCCCTAGCATTCGCTCTTTATATTTTTGCAGATTATCCATAGCGCTGGTCTGCACTTGTGGTTGTCCCCTCGGCTTATTGGATTTCTTTTTAGATTCCCATAGAACATCAAGCCGATTTACATCATCCATTGACTTTACAGCCTGTTGCTGCCAGTTAACAAAGACAGTTCTCATATAGCCTATTGTTAGTTTCCCGGCCTCATAGGATCGCCTCACGCCATCAAGGATAACGTCATCAGGGAAAGTATCTTGCCAATCAAGAAGGAATTGCATTTCTGCAGTAGATAATGGCCGGTAAGTTTCTTCGGTCTTTTTTATCAAACTCAAATTCACGCGCGCATTATCATCATCATTTATTAACTCTGTATCTATATCTGTATCTAGAGCGTTACTTGACGTTACATTGTCGTTACAAGTCGTTAATGCAATAGAATCAGGCGTTTTATTTTCGTTTCGCTTTTGTTCACGGTGCTTCCTAACTCGCTCATTTACCTTTTTTGGCTGATCTGATGGATTGTCATACTGGCGATCAGCGAATTTAGTTATAAAAATAGACCCATCTTCCTGGCGAGCAATTAAGTTAAACTCCTCTGATGCAAATAGGTCTAATGCTTCTATTAGTTGATCTTCTGTAGTATGTAATGATGCTGCTAAGCCGCGCATAGGAAAACGAGGTATTATACCCCGTTCACTAGTATCCGAAGCCATAGCCAGCAAATTTATCCAAATTCTAAATTGATGATCTGTAAGTGCCAGCATCTTTGGGTCATCTTTTATTTCCGAATATAAGCGAAACCATTTCATTTCTCCACCCCGCCCTATAGACACTATCCTTTTGCATACTGCTTTTCCGGTACCTTTTCTTCGCACAGTTCCGGTAAATTCGCCCTAACTAACGCTTCAGCGAACGGCGGCGGTACTGCATTGCCGCACCTTGCCACTTGCTTAGCCTTAGAATATCGCTTGCCGTCACTGTCTTGATCAATAATATAATCCGCAGGAAACCCCTGTGCCGCAAATAATTCGCGTGGTTCAAGCATCCTCATACCAATATCTACGATTTGATAATCCTGCCCATGGATGGTAACTAATCCGAATCTATCCTTAGTGGTAATGGTATGCATTGGCTCATTTAATGTTTGTCCGCCACCAGTGCCGTAGTATTTCAGCAGGAATGCTCTAACCTCTCCAAAATGCAATCCACCTGCCGTAATCGTTTGCACTGGATCGGTTACTGGTTGTCCGATGTTAGTGCCTTTCATTTTTACAAGGTGGCTTGTTACTAAGGCATTATGATCAACCGTTGTTACTGTTGGCACTGGCTCATTCATGCTTGCTCCTGGGCCGCTGTAATTACCACCATAATGTTTAGCAAAAAAACTACTCACAAGCGCATATCTCGGTGAAGCATCAATTACCATTAATGGCTGCTCTAACTGTTGACCCCTAACCTCATTACCTGACTGCTCACTGTGATACTGAATCAGTGTCGGTGCTACCAGCAAGTGTTCCGCCTTTGACACTACTGTTGTAAGCGGATCTTGAATGCCATAAGACATCCTATCTCCACCAAACCCAGTTTGGCCGATTCGTGTAATATATGGAGTAACTATTCCATATCCGTTTTTAGATGTAACTGTTGCAAACGGTGCATCTGTAGGCCTGCAATAGTGATGATCTGAGCCACTGTGATTGACTTGTATTAAGAATGGTTCGGGATTATTAATAACGAACTTCTGAATCCCACGAGCAATCCGCCGCATAGTGTTTTCAGCCAGTGGCCGTTTTCGCTCAAATATACTTGGACATGGTAGCGACCAATCAATTATTTGAGCGGCTGTACGCCAGGGCTTTAGCTTGCCGGACTTAACTTCTAAACTGTTCGGATCTCCGTGTGTAGGTTTTGGCCAAACAATCGGCCTGCCATCACATCTGGCAACCAAGAAAAACCTTTTACGGATTGTAGGAGCTCCATAGTCACAAGCCTTTAACTCCCTATAACCAACGTGATACCCTTGACGTTTCAGTGCGTTTATGAATGCCTGAAACGTCTTTCCTTTTTTATCTGGGTCTGGCTTGCCATCTTTCAGTAGTGGCCCCCAGGTTTTAAATTCCTCGACATTTTCTAGCATTATCACCCGGGGGTTCACTACTGCCGCCCATCTGACCGCAATCCACGCCAAACCGCGAATTTTCTTCTCTACCGGCTTACCACCCTTGGCTTTACTGAAGTGTTTGCAATCCGGGCTAAACCAGCACAACCCTACCGGCCTGCCTCCCGTAACCTGTCGTGGGTTGATATCCCAAACAGATTCACAATAATGTTCTGTATCAGGATGATTTGCCTTATGCATTGCTATGGCCGCAGGATCATGGTTTATTGCTACATCAACCGAACGCCCTATTGCCTGTGCTATTCCCGTACTCGCCCCGCCCCCGCCAGCGAAGTTATCTACTATAATTTCTTGAAACAATGAGTGGATCTTCAACTTATCACCCCGTTTAACCCTTAACAGGAGTACCTACTTCATCTGCACACTCACATGACATTACACAAGCATCATTGGCCTGGCATTCTTTACAGCACCGCTGCAACCTATCATACGGACATTCCTCGCCCTGGGACTTCCCGCTGTCATACTCATTGCACATGGGCAATCACCCCGCCCTCTCTTTTTGCTTATGCCGATAACTTGCTGATTTACCCTTTAAGCCAGCTTCATATAACTGTTCAAAACGTTCCTTAGTTACAAAGTCGCTGCCAATAGCATTAATTGCCTGCCATATTACTTGCTCGATTCGCTCTTGTTCATTTTCGGACAGCTTGCATCGTGAAGCACGTAAATGCATAATAAGGCACCGTAATTCAGCCGGTATGTCTCCATTAGTTAGCTTAGGTGGTTTACGGCTGCATTTGATAAAATGACCGCCAATCATTATCTTGGCCTGCTGTAAAATACCTTCAATTCGCTTTTTCTCTGCCGATGATAATTCGCGGCAATGAGCATGCAACCCAAGAATCAAAGTATTTAATTCAAGATGAATATCGCTAAGAGATAATCCTTCTTGACTCATGTTCCGTCCCGCCCCCCAAAATAAGATAGAGCGCCAGCGCCAAGGCTAGCGCCCCTATACAAATTAGATATTTCCGGCTACTATTAAATACCCCTCAAGTTCACATTTGAGCCGTTCAATCTCATGCTCAACAGCTGCTTTAAGGTACCGCTGCAACTTCGGGCAAGACAGACCGAATAATGGCTTTTCGCCCTCTGATTTAGGCTTGTATACTTCAAGTTCTAATTCGACCGCTTGAATAAATTCAGATTCGTTATAGATTTCAATGTTGGCGGTCAGGAACTGTGGCAGTTTAACACTCCCTTCCACTTCTCCTATCTTAATCATGAATGTGTAATTTTGATCATCAGCACGTGAGAAGTCAGCAGCCGTATTAATTGCATATCTGAAATTCTGTAGATTGCCAATCAAAAATTCAATATCTTCGATTTCTCCCGGCTCCCGACGTTGCAAAAATTTGATAAAATCCCGTTGGTCGAATGCACTGCCCTTTGTAAGGATTTTTTCCCACTCCTCATACTGCTGCGACAACTTAAATGCGTAGTTAATACGATCCTGGATGCGCTCTTTTACGGTATCATCAAGAATTGCTTTAATACCGTTTTCGTTATAGGCAATAACCGTATTGGGCTGATTTCCTTTTGAACGGACCAGAGCAATTAAGCTGTCGGTTGAATCTGCGGTATAATTGAAACCATCATAGACAAAGATTTCCGGGGCCTTACCATGCCTTACTGTAAGGCCCTCACCCGTTGTGGTAATATGGAACTGCTCTTGCTTGTCATCGTAACCCATGTTTACATTCCTCCAAATTTATATTGATTTAATTTCCCGATGCCGGGAACTGGATAACTCCCTGCTGTACAGGCTCTTCTGTTTTAATTTGATAGTCATTGTTAAAGGCATACAGGCCAGCAACAGCAGCACCAGGCGGCATCTTTGTTGTAACCTTTCCAGTGATGCTGGTCATCATTGTGCTGCCAGCAGGCCGTTCAATAGTTAGCGAAACCGTTATTGTCGCTTTTTGCCCCTCGCGAAGATTGCTAATAATCTCCGGGTACTTGGCCTTAAACTGCCGATCGAGCTTACCTTCGCATACATTGGATAGGTTTAACCCCTGAATCTCTGACATAAATTTGGCTCTCCCTTCATATATAGAATTTCTTACAGGTAATTATTGGTTTTTGTCGAAGTAATTGCGTGAAAAGGAGCGATAATTATGCAAACAGCTTTTCACGAATTAACAGGAGAATCTAAATCGTTGTTATCTTCAAATAATAAGCAAATAATGAAAGCTACTATTGCCGGAACAACAACATACATACACGCTTCTTTTAGTTCCTGCTTTGTGTTTTTAGCCATTACTTTTTCAAAGGTTTGCATTTCTTCATCGTCGCTACCATTAGTGACGGTTTCTTTTTTGCCGGTCATAATTTTCACATCCTGTGCATAATTAATCTGGTATTGGCATATCATATATTGGGGAAGTTTACTCAAGTAGCTTTTTTATAATTCTGTACTGCTCTAACATGCTTAGCCGTCGGTCAATCAGCGGTTCAAATCTTAACTCTGTCTGAAATTGGCCTATTTTTCGTTTATGCTGGCATATCGGTCCATACCCTCGTTCAATAGACTCTTTATCTTTGAGTAATCTGCCGCAAATCTTACAATGTGCCATAATAACCGACTCATGCCGCTGTTAGTGCGTTTCCCCGCTCCCAATAGCAATAAGCCATACCAGCAGCATTGGGCTGTTTAAACTCAAGAAATATAAACGCCATTTTTTTGATGTTCTCAGGAGTAATCTTCATTCTATCAATGCACTCAGCAGCGTATTGGTATCCCTTGCGATATTCTTCGCTCTCAGACATCCGCTGTTCATGGATATCAGGATCAAAAAGTTTTGCCATAATAACCCCTCCTATAATCCAAGTGCCTGCCGGGTTGCAGGTCCTACCGTACTATCAACTTTAAGGCCAGCATCTACTTGGAATTTCCTCACTGCCTCTACAGTAGCTGGACCAAAGAAACCATCTACTACACCGCAATCATAGCCGAGCAATAAGAGCTTCTTTTGAACAGCTTGTACCCCAGGATCTGGCACTAAAGATGTTGCCGAAAGCGGTACTATAATAGCCCGTTTCCCACCCCACTTTTCATTAGCATATACATCCAGCACAATCGTTACTGTAAATACGGCGATCAGCGCAAAAACTAATACCTTATTCAATTTTCATGCCCTCCATTTGACTACCAATTACCGGGCGTGGTATACTGGCAGTAGAGAATTTTCGTTAAGTCCGGTTGCCGCCGGGCTTTTTTTATTGCCTCGAAGGTATCCTTTTTCTTTCATTCTTTTCATTTGCCTAGAGGATATTTCATTAACTGGACGCCGGTAGTATTCTTCCATCCTGACTAATACCATCTGATTGATTGTTACAGAGTCGGAAACTGTATCTTCAAAACGCTTCAGAATCTCTTCTTCTTCTTTGGTAAACTGATAATCATTGTCACGATGGCGAATTACTTTTTGTGCCTCTTTAGCTAACAGTTGCAATGCTTCAGCAACGTCAACCGCATCTTCTATGATTGATTTTGGGTGTTCGTCAGTACCATCTAGGTATGGGGAGTTAATCACGTTACCAGGTATGCGTGATAAAACTTGCATCCATAGCTTTGCTCCCCCAACAGCCGAAATAACAGACCATAATTTATCAGAAGGAATCGCCCCTCTACTAAACCAAGAACCAACGGTACCTGTTGCGGTATGAACTTTTGTAGCAATCTGCTGATAGCTGATCTTTCGCACTTGTAACTCGATTTGTATCAAAGTCAAGATATCTGGCCCAAAAGCAATGGTGTCCGGACTGATCATACTGATATCCATATAACTGACCTCCTTTCATTGCAAAATGCAAACTTTAGTGGATTGAAGCTTTGCGTATAACACTGCTACAATAAAACTAAATCGGGAGTTTTTACCCCACCCCTTTCCGCCCTGCCATATCCCGGTAGGGCTACTTTTTTATACTGCCAGCGCAATTATAAACATGGCTATCAGCAGCCATCGTTGGGTTGGGCTCCATTCATGTTTGGTAGCAAGATCACCACGCCAACGACAATTCTTCATCTGCTGGCTGTCAGTTGATGACTTCATGGTTCACCTCGGCGCTTTCCGGTTGCCGCGTAACGGTTTCAATTATTTCATGGGCGCTTAATTTCATTTTCTTTGAATGGAATACATAATAATTCTCAGCCTTCTTGCAAATGCAATAAACCGGATCATCTTCATTCAATAACTCTTTAGCACGTTCCACAGCCTCTTCAACCGTGCTACACCAGTACTTGTAAACCTCTTCTCCCTGTATAATCATTAGCAGTTTGCCTTTATTGCTGATCTTTACATCAAATTCGTTGTCACAGTAAATAGAAAAGCGGACTCCGTCAATATCAGACCTATGTGTCTTAGTGCTTTGTATTGAGAGATTAATTAACTCTCCTGGCTTGTCGAAGGCTGGCCCAACTGTGACTTTAAAATCTGACCTAACTACACCTGACCAAATAAATGCCTTGCGCTTCTTGCTCATGCTCCCACCGCCCCTTTCTGCACTTTCAAATATCTCCGCCAGCAGGCTGGTTTGTCACAGACATCAACAATCCCGCCCCTAGATTCATCATACATTTGACTGCTCTTGCCTTTTGCAATCTTGGCTCCACAGGCAGCACAATATTTTTTCTTTGCCAACTTCTCACCCCGATTTTCCTTTTTTATTTTGCAAATCACGCAGAACGGCCTGAGCCATGATACGAACTGCTGCTAGAATCTTAGGATTTAATGGCTTACGTTCTTTGTGTGGCCCTGTCATCTTTACCCTCCTTTTTAAATCTATTGATTATAGTGAATAACAACCGGTTTTTGCTGTCTTGTTATGCAATATTTATTGCTTCGAAGTAATATGTATTGCGAAAAATGACGCTATTAATGCAACAAGAGAAACAACCATCGGAAGCCATTCCGGTATCGGAAGCTTTTCCACTATAAAATCAATGATTGTCCAAACAGTTTTCATCTTTCTCACCTCCCCCTTTACCCCGCCCCAGCGGCTAATTATATTGGATATTGCGAAACTTTAGATGACCAACCATAATACGACGATAACTTACAAATTTTTCTATTAAGTTCCTTTATAATTTACAATAAGTGAATACCATATAGAGGAGATGTAGTATGGAAATTTCTGTAATGATAAATGATGATGGGACTGTTGAAATTGTAGAAGACATGCCTACTGAAAATCTCTCCACTAAACGTGAATTTAAAGGCAAAAGTTCAACAACAATTTCAAACAATTTTACTATCATAGATATTGAAACAACCGGGTATGATGTTAATTTTGACGAAATCATAGAACTATCCGCAATTAAAGTTCGCAATAAGGAAATACAAAACACTTTTCAATCTCTTGTTCAACCAGAGATTGAAATCGACGAATTTATCACTGACTTAACAGGAATAACTAATGATATGCTAAAATCTGCTCCGATCCTTAATGAAGTTTTGCCGCTATTTTTAGATTTTATTGGCGATGACATCATCGTTGGTCATAATGTTAATTTTGATATTAATTTTATTTACGATCACAGCCTTCAGATAACTGGTAAACCACTTTCGAATAATTTTATTGATACCCTAAGATTGACAAGAAAACTATTCCCAGATGCACCAAACCACAAACTTATAACTCTTGCAAAGCATTTTAAGTTAAATAAATTACCTGCGCATCGTGCAATGGCAGATTGCGAAGCCACCTTAGAACTTTACGATTTAATTACTAACAATGTGGAAGAAAGCGGGATAAACTTACCAGAGTTATTTAAAAAAACAAGATACAAAAGAATATGTCCTCAAGTTACTACTACTAAAACAACATTTGATACAGAACATCTACTTTATGAAAAATATTGTGTTTTTACTGGCACATTAGAGAAAATACAACGTAAAAATGCAATGCAACTTGTAGTTGATCTAGGTGGATATTGCACTAATACAGTTACTAAAAAAACAAATTATCTAGTCTTAGGTAACCTTGAATACTGTAAAACCATCAAAGATGGTCAAAGCTCAAAACTTAAAAAAGCACAGTCTCTTATTCTTAGTGGATATGATTTAGAAATAATAAGCGAAAATGTATTTTTTAGTTTAATTAATCCAGATTAACCCTCACCCAGTTTTTGGCAGCGCCGGTTGCTGTTCTAACAACATTTTGGAGCTGATACTATGGACTTTATGACATTATTATTACTTTTAGGCGGAGCTGGCTTAGTTTCTTCGATTATCAAATTTGCCACTATGGATTCAGAAGGAAGAGAATTACAGCAAAAGTTTATATCCCTTGGAAATATGAAAGGTAAAACATTAGAAGAAATTGTAACAGTGGTTGGACAACCTAATGTAGTTTCTCATGGCATTCCTGGTGCAACACTTTATACTTGGTCTGCTCATAAGTACAGTATCTCTATCGTCTTTATAAACGGTGTTTGTGAGAAAATTGCAAGTGAAATAGCGCAAAGATAAATCAACTGCCGTCTCCCTTACCTCGCCCGCTCCAGCGTAGCGGCTGGCTTGTTGATTACCCAGTTCTCGGCAACGTTGGCTGGTCGGATTTATGTACTTTGCATTTTGCAAAGTCTATGGCGTGTTTAATTTGATCAGTTGACGTCTGCAACCTCTCAGCAATAATTCCAGCCTCATGCAAACTTATTTCTCTTTTACCTGATACTTTTAAGGATACAGTACTTTCATGCAACTCCAACAAACTAGCTACTTCTCTTTGCTTTATATTAGCTTGTTCTAACATCTCTTGCAGGGTTACATCTTTTAATTGCTTCAATTTGAACCACCTCCAAACTTTGCATTTTGTAAACTTTATCTTAATTATATCATCGCTTTGCATATTGTCAAGTATAAACTTTGCATATTGTCACGTGATTTTTCTACAAACTTTACGTATAGTAAAGTTAGCGAGGTGATTAAATGTCAACATTAGGAATCAATATTAGAAGATTTCGTGATAAATTTGGATTAACTCAATCTCAGCTTGGCGAAAAAATTGGTGTTGCTGAATCTACAATTTCCCTATATGAAAGCGGGAAGCGGGAGCCAGACCTCGCTACACTACAAAATATTGCTAATTTTTTCAAAGTAACAATTGATCATCTTCTTGGACGTGTTGATGAAGAAAAAAAAGAGCCCTTCCATTCTATACCGATCTATACGTCCAAAGTTCGAGCTGGCCTGCCAATCCTAGTCGATGGCAATGTAGAAGAATATATAGATATTCCCAATAACATTAAAGCCGATTTTGGCGCTTATGTTGTTGGCGATAGCATGATGTATGTGGGTATTCATAGCGGCGACTTGGCAATGTTTAAAAAGCCCAATGGTGATTTACCGATAAATCAAATAGTCGTAGCTTCTGTTGAAAACTACGACTGGGAAGCAAATCTAAAGTTTTTTGTAAAAGACAATGGCCATTATGCGTTGCGTTCGGCTAATCCAGAATATGAAGACATTGTCTTTACTGAGAATCATCATATTGTAGGAATATTAACCAATTTAGTAAAACAAGCACCTGGGTTACCCGACTATTCGCGCATGCTACGAATCAAAGAAGACTCGGATGAGCGATGGTCTGATGTGGTTTCTTTAGCAGCCAATCATGGTTTAGAACCTGAGCAGGTTAAGAGCTTGTTACAGATCAATTTGCAGGCTGCTTTTGCGTTGACTAAAAAGCGTTAGGAGCATGAAATGGCTGACATTGTTGGTTACATCGACTCAAAAGTCGTTTCCTTGCTTTCTTTGCCTATTAGTCCAGGAACACCAATCTTATTAGGCGAAAGCAATATCGAACACATGAAATCAGAACATCCAGTAGATTTTGAAAAATACTTCAGTTCCTTAAGCGCTATACTTGCCGAACCCGATTTTATAAATCTTAACCCGCGAGATAACTCTATAAAGTATATAAAGCAACTGGATGAAAATGTAGTAGTAGGCGTCCGTATTTCTAGTAAAGGCAAGGCTTTCGCTCGGACACTGTTTGTATTCCCGCCCTGGAAATTCGAACAATTCATGACGGGTGGATATCTTATGGAATATAAATAACAAAGGCCACGGCTATTAACCGTGACCTCTTGTGAAAAGACTTTAGGCGGGGTGACTATCCCGCATCTCCTACTCAAACCCATTCGGGTTATCCGGCGAAGGCTGCCAGTTCCATCCTCTGAAAGTCTTTTCATTACAAGCTTATACACTTTTTTATAAAAATATAACATGTTTTTTATTAAAATATGTTATATCTTTGTATAAAATATAACATATCGTTATAGCGATTGCAAGCTATTAGCTTACACTTTATTTTAGCAATATGCTTACTAATGGCTAATTCCAAGCATTTGACCAAAACCACAGCACTAATTGGACAAGCTGTGTCCTTATGTAAAGCCAGAAAGATTATAGGAAGTGAATCCCATGGAAGAATTATTTAAAGCAACTCTTGGATGGTCAGAACCAATTATTCGAAGGTCAAAAGCAAATTACCGATCGGTTGGTTCACTTGGAACAAGGCCAAAAACAAATTGAAGCAAAAATTGATACCGGGTTTAAGAACACTAAAGAGGCTAACGATGCTATCCTTGATCTAATCGAAAAAACCCTACCGTGAAACTGAAAAAGTAGCAGCACAACTTGATAATATCGCAGATGAAAATACTTTCTTACTCAAAGCACAACACGACGCAGACATTAGAAGCTTGCGCAAAGCTTTGTAATTGCAGCACAAAACACAGCACTGGATTTGGACAGGCTGTGTTTTTATATTTCTAAGGGGGAAAATAAATGAACTTTGTCGCCATTGATTTTGAAACTGCAAACCGTGATCCTGCAAGCGCTTGTTCCCTGGGGTTAGTAGTAGTTAAAGACGGGGTCATAACCGAACAAAAACAGTGGCTAATTCAACCACCAAACCTTGCCTTTGATTATCGTCATATTAAAACACATGGTATAACGCCAGAGATGGTAAAAGATGCTCCTAACTTAGCGGCTATTTGGCTAGATTTAAAACCTTACATAGACAATCAAATATTGCTTGCCCATAACGCCCAATTTGATATTAATGTATTGCACAACACTACTGCTGTCTATAATTTAGAACTTCCGGTATTTAAATCAGTATGTACTGTAGAATTATCTCGAAGGGCTTGGCCGGAACTAAAAAATCATAAATTATCAACGATAGCAAACACATTAGGAATTGCCTTAGATCACCATAATTCATCTTCAGATGCTTTAGCATGCGCTAAAATCGCTCTAAATGCTTGCAATTGTTTAAACTTAAAACATATAACTGATTGCTTTGATTTATTAGATATGCAGTCAACCTTTGAAACTTTTGAATATGTTCGCGATTTCTGGGATGAACAAGGATTTGAAGTTCACTCAACTGAAGATCAAATAAAAAGGCAAAAGAGTGCCGCTAAGGTTTGTGTAGAATCTCTTGATATTGAAAACAAGATAGCAGTAATAAATGGTTACGATGTTACTCTGTGCTCTTGTACATGCCGAGATTATTCAGTGCGCCGTTTTCCTTGTAAACATATGTACAGACTCGCAATAGAGTTAGGTATATTTGAAGAACAACCAACTATAAAAAGCAAAACCAAAAAGAATTCATGCACGCTTACTATATCAGCAGACCAGATATACGAGCAGGTCTTATCTGATATTAAAGATGATTTTACTTGTGGAAAAATCAGCAAAGCAGAATATGACAGACAAATAAGCCGTCTCAGCAAAATTTTCTGTGAGAATTCATTAGCTCAAAAGGTTAACACGTAACAATGCTTCGGAGTTAGTTGTTTGATCAAGGCTGGCGGCACCGATGAATGGGTGATTAACGGTGCGTAAATTTGGCGGCTAGGGTTCGTAGCCGATGGGTTTGGGTGCCGGGAAAATAGTAGAAAGGTTATGAAAAAGATATATAGCGTTGTCTTTATTCACAAATTAAATTCTAGGGGGAAACCATGAGCAACATACAATCTTCTTCGACTAACCAACTTCTCGAAGTCAACATCACCAATATTCCAACTCATCAAAGATATTGGTTAATTAGGACATTGCAAGGGGAATACTATGATGAATTTTTTCATGGAAATTTTATTGGAATTGGATGGAATGATTTTTGTAGCATAGATGAAATAAAACAGGCAGGAGATAGCCCCAAACAACACTATGAAGCCTTTATACAGAAGATACGCGAAGCCGACCCCAATGACAAACAGCCCGGCCTATCATTCTCACAACTTAAACGGTTTATGATTGAAATTAACAAGGGCGATATTGTGATTATTCCAAATCAAAATTCAAGATTTGTATCTTTCGGTATTATTACAAGTGATATGAATTTAGTAAATATTAAGGAAGATGATGCTCTTGAAGGAGCCTGTCCGTTCAAAAAACGGCGCAATGTTCATTGGTTAAAAACCATTCCACGAGACAGCCTCGACCCCTACCTTTATCGTCTTCTTTATTCGCATCACACGATAACCAATGCCGATGATTATGCTCTGTACATCGACAGAACACTTCACTCTCTATACATGAAAGACAATAGGGCTCACCTAGTGCTACGTATAAATACAGAAAATGCCGTTCGATTAAAAGATTTGTCTCTTCTTATGGACGGTATTATTGATGTAGTGCAACTATGTAATTTGCCGGATCTTGATGCTTCACAAGAGGATTTCGATAAACTAGAAGTTAAAATAAACGTCCAATCCCCAGGGCCACTAGAATATATTGCATGCGCCAGCGTTATTGCTATCGTAGCTACTGGGGTTTATGCTGTTAATCAACTCCTGAAGCAAGGCGGTGAATTCAACTTTGATATCGGTTGGCGAGGTGTAAAGTTGAATTTCAAAACAGAGGGATCTGTCACAACTTCTGATAAATTATTAAAAGCCATCGAAGAATCAGCAGCAGCTCAGGAAAAATTAAAACAAATAGCTCTTGCAATGCAGAATTTAGACGTTAAGTCACCCGAAGAAATAGCTCCACAAAATCAAAATGACCAAGCTTGAATTAAGCTTGGCCATAGATACACAACTATATTTGTTATTTATTAGTGATTCTTACAAATTTCCAAACAAATATACAACTGGTTACCCCAAAAACTACTGCACTAACAAGTATATCACCTATATATAGATCCTTTAATAAAGGCAAAAAACCAAAGAGAATCATTTGGAGGATAAATACAAAACAAAATATAATGGCATTCAGACATATCTTAGAGATATAAAATGATGTTTGGGCAGAATATAGACATAATCTGTTTCGTCCATACATAAATACACCTCCCCTAATGTCAAAATAACGAAACCTTCTTTAATTTATTATACTCAAATTAAAGTTAACTAGTCAATCTAAATAAACTATTATTTTATCACATTATTTCTCATTATACAACATGGCCTGATTAGACACCTTTTTATTCGAACGAATGCATCTGAAGGTGCAATCAGATATGTAGCTAACACCATTATAGAAATTCGTAAAAAAATCAAGAACATCTAAGAATGGCAAGTACTGCCCAGGGGTAGTATAATAATATTTATATCTATTAGTTTTCGGAAGGAGGATGGACATGAAGACATATGAAGTGGATTATGTTTTGGATACCATGGCTATTCAGGGTATTAAGCATTTTCACCCCCTTTATGTTTCCCGTCATCTTTCCGGCAACATAAACCTGAAGAAACTGATTGAATACTTACTGTCACAAGTTGGTCAGAAACTAAGAGTTTATTATGAACTTCAATGCCCCAATGGCCACACTGATTATTCCGTTTCATCTTTAGATGATATTGAACTTAAATTACGTGATTGTAGTTATTGCGGTGAAGAATACCAACCAGATCCGAAAGAAATATGGATATCATTTGATTTTCTTTCGGATTACCTAGACTACGTAAAAAAAAAGACTGCGAGGAAAGTCAGTCACTTTACCAAGCCGAAAGAACGACAGCTGACAAGATAAGGTATTGCTGAAGTTTGGCCCGACTTTGCATATGATAAAACTCGATTAATATCATCATAAACAAAAAGCGGCTAATACCGCTTTTTGTTTATGATGGTGAACAAAAAGGAGATAAATTCAGGATGAATAATAAAATTTATCCGAACTCAAACACTGGTGATAGCACATCAGAGCGCCTCCCAAATCAGTCGAATGATATAATCTTATATCAGGGTAGTAACGGTAATGTAAAAGTAGAATTATATTTTTACGATGAAACTTTTTGGCTAACAATTAACCGTATGGCAGAACTCTTTGGGGCAACTAAACAAAATATCAGTTATCATTTACAAAATATCTACAAAGAAAATGAGTTGCAGCGTGAAGCAACTGTCAAAGAATTTTTGACAGTTCAAATTGAAGGTGAAAGAGAAGTATCAAGAAAGCTAGAATATTATAATCTTGATGCAATAATTGCCGTAGGTTATAGAGTTAATAGTCGAGAAGCTACTCAATTTCGCATTTGGGCAACCCAAGTTCTAAAAGAATTTATCATCAAAGGCTTCGTCTTGGATGATGAACGATTGAAGCAAGGAAAACGCTTTGGCAAAGACTACTTTGACGAACTATTAGAGCGCATTCGTGAAATCCGCGCTTCTGAAAGGAGATTTTATCAAAAGATTACCGATATTTATGCGCAGTGCAGTATTGATTATAGCCCAAAATCAGATCTAACAATTCGTTTTTATCAAACCGTGCAAAATAAACTGCATTGGGCAATTACTGGAATGACCGCTGCTGAAATTATCGCTGATAGGTCAGATTCCAGTAAAGACCATATGGGATTACAAACATGGAAGAATGCTCCTGATGGGAAAATTCTACAATCAGATACCGTTGTTGCCAAGAATTATTTACAACAAACGGAAATTAAAGAGCTAGAGCGAATTGTCAGTATGTATCTTGATTATGCCGAAAATCAAGCTGCACGACAAATCCCTATGAAAATGCAAGACTGGATACAAAAGCTAGATGCTTTCTTACAGTTTAATGAATACCAAGTTTTACAAAACGCCGGGAAGATCTCACATCAATTAGTTATTGAATCTGCAAAAAGTGAATATCAAAAGTTCCGAGTAATTCAAGACCGAAATTTTCTATCAGATTTTGATAAAGAAATTAAAAAAATAACACAGAAAAGTAGAGATAAATAATTATGATAAAAGTTGCGGCCTATCTCCGCGTTTCAACAGAAGAACAAGCCGAACAAAATATCTCACTTCCCTTGCAGCAATCCAGGTTATTAGCTTATTGCGAATCTAGGCAATGGGACCTATTTGACTTCTACATTGACGATGGATACTCCGGCAAAGACTTATCCCGCCCTAATATGTCCAGGCTTATTAGCGACGCAAAAGCCAGTAAATTTGATATGGTCTTAGTGGTAAAGCTTGACCGGCTTTCCCGCCGCCAGCAGCATGTCATGTATCTTATTGAGGATATACTCATTCCCAAGAACATCGGATTTGCATCAGTAACGGAGAACTTTGACACTACAACGCCAATGGGTCGTGCCATGTTGGGTATTATGGCCGCATTTGCCCAGTTGGAAAGGGAAACTATCGTAGAGCGCGTTACCGACGCAAAAAAAGAAGCAGCCAAACAAGGCCGCTTTATGGGTGGTATATCTCCTTATGGCTATTCCCATGATGCCGCAACCAAATCACTTAAAGTTGATCCGCTTCAGGCAGATATAGTCCGTTTCATATTTGATGAATATCTAAAAGGTCAAGTTGGCTATCAGGGTATAGCAGATATCCTGCAGACAAGAAAAGTCCCGCCCCATACTGCAAAGCAATGGCATCGAACAACCATCCGCGCGATTCTATCTAGCCCCTTTTATATCGGCATGATTCCCCACAAGGGAGTACTGCACCCAGGTAAACATGAACCAATTATTGACCCTGAGAAATGGGATGAGGTTCAAAGATTAAAACAGTCCCGTGGCGGATCGAGGCCGGTTGCACAAAACTGCGGATTACTTCAAGGCATAGTCTATTGCGGTGAATGCGGCGCCCGAATGCGGTACAAATTAGTTAACCAGACCTCAGGAACGGCAAGCCGCTACTATGCTTGCTATTCACAAGAAGGATCTCCCCGATACATGGTCAAGGATATCAACTGCAAGCCTGGTTATAAAATTATTGATGATATTGATGCTAAGGTAGTAGAACAACTTACCAGAATTAGTGTTGATGAAGACTACTATGAGCAAATTACCAGAGACGTTTTCAAAGAAGTCGATACAAGTGAGTTGGAATCTGCATTACTTAAAGCTAAGAAAGAACATGGCGGCATAAAGGGACGAATCGATCGATGGGCATCAGCATTTGAAAGTAAGGGTATAGATATTGATGAATATCTCGAGCGCACAAAAGAATTGAAAAATCGGCGCTATTATCTTGAAAGCGAAATGCAGTCTTTAGAAGAACGAATCATGGCCCAGAGCAGTAAATCAACATCAAAAATCGAACTCCTGGAAAGCTTGAAGAACTTCAAACATATTTGGGATATCACTTCCGAAGAAGAGCATAAATCCATCCTTGCCGGCCTAGTAAAGCGGGTTAATGTCTTTGCTGACGGGCATGTAGGAATCGAGTTTGAGGACTAA